AGATACTGCAACCGGCTTCTTCAGCCAGATTCCTGAGCGATTTGATGATGATGAAATCGGACGTAGAACCGGCCAGATTGCAGGCGAATTTTAAAACACGGGTAACTGACTTCGGGAGGGGGGAAAGTTCGATAATGTGGGTGAGATCAAAGCCTGTAATTCGGACAGATCTGTGCTCGTTATTTGAGCGAAATGCGGGAAAGGTGTTGCCGGGATCGGCGCTATTAGCTACTATAGGCACAGTTGTTCTCCATGAGACAACAGGTGCAATACCTGGCGTCATAATGGTTTAAGGTCAACTTCCGTTCAAAGAAGTTATACGGCACAACGCCGGTGTGGTTGTCAGAGACCACACAAAGTTGTTTAAAAATCGTCTGCGTCAACAGGCGATTTTTTTTCGTCTTCTCATTCAGTCGTCAAACTGTATGAGAGCGCGGATGATAAACGCGATCCGAAAAAGGATCAATACTCAGTTTTTTCCTAATTTTTAGTTTTGACTAAAACGTGCCCCAGTTTTCAGGGCACGGTTTTCTTCCTGCCTTATTATTTTGGGTTAATCCATAGCAGTGGTGTTGAGTCCACAGCTGGCGGGCGCGTTTGCGGTAATGTGTGCTGGTGGGCTGTTCCGATTGGCAGTGTTGCCGTCGCATTTGTGCCGATTGATTCCAGCATTGCCGCGACAATCTGCGCATCTTCAGGCGTATCCATACGGCATAAGGCCGCCTGCTGGGCTTTACTTAAAAACAGCGGCATGTTAGCCAGCGCATCCTTCATAATCCGGCGTCGCGCCTTTGCCACGGTACCTGCACTCTCGATCATCAGCTGTGCGCTGCGCAGACGTTCCTCCAGTTCCAGACGCTTGCCGTGCTCGATGTGGAGCGCCGATTCCAGCAGCGAAGAATCCGCAGATTCCAGCATGGCCGTCTGGCTACGCAGGGTTTCAAAGTGCTGGATAATGTCAGCCGCCTGATTTTCTGAATACCCCTTTTCCATTAGCCCCGCGTGCATGGCGTCGGCGCGTTCATTGGTCGATTCCAGCAGCAGTGCAGGGTGATCCTGGCTGATATAGTTCGGATTGGTCACATAGTCGAACCCGTGAAAGCTGGTCACTTTTGAAATGGCGTTATCGTCGCCGCCAGTCGCCCATGACCAGCCACCAGCGCGGGAACGGTTCATGCCGTCAACGATGTTGCCGGGTTCGGTATCCAGAATTTCCTGAATGTGAGTCACGATGCCGTTATCATCCACGCTGGCCTCCAGCGTGCGGTTTGATGGTACGTTTTCCAGCGTGACCGGCTTACCGTCAATCATGACGACTGCAAATTCCGGCAGGTTTAGCCGTCCGGTCTTCGCGTAATAGGCGGCGCGGCGTCCGTGGCCGTAATACCCGAACATTTCCCCCAGCTGAATGCGCTCCTGCGTTTCGGGGCTGGCGAATGTTTCGCGTACAGATCGCAGCAGGTAGTTGCGGTCATTTTGTGGTGTAAATCGACGAATTTTATCTATCAATGAAAAACGGTCCGTCACTGTGCGGAGTGCTTCCATAAATACCTCATATTCACAGAGTAATGCCCCGCAAAGCGGCGGCAGCGCTGGCGATAGCCTGCGTGAAAAGATGGTAGGGAGGTTGTAATTTGTCAGGGTAGCGATTCTTCGATTATCAGTGGATCTAATAACCAGTGGATAATTTCACATTAGAAATATTGAATTTATCCGCGCCGGGGATATAGTGTGCGCGCCACTGTAAAACAGTGGTCGGGATTGGAACCCCGAACGAATGTACGAGGAGGCACTTAGTGCCTCCGGCGCTACCACGTCTGGAGTTTGCCAGATGTTTCAATGGTGGCGTTGGCGGGGCTACCTTCGGGTAGGCCGGTCTCCTCGTACGCCGGTAGTTCCAACCCTGTCAACGTCACCACCCGGAGATTGGAACCTCCCGTAGTGACGCTTCCTTTTGTACGAGGAGCACTCAATGCCTGATATCCCTTATACGCCGTCCCAGGCGGAAACAGGTTTCAACCACGCCATGACAGCTATCAGCCAGACGGACAGTAATATCTGTCGTCGTACCAAATGGGGCGATACACCTGTTCATGTATTCACTGAAACAGACGCTGACAGTCAGAGGCAGTTTATTGTCATGAGCGAGTCAGGTGTACTGTCTTTTTATGATCCTACTCCTGACGACATTATTTCAGCTGACTGGAGAGTTATTTCGCTGCTACACTGAAGCGTCATTATTTTGCTTATGGTTGAGATATCAGGTCCGGTTCAGGTTGCGTCCGTTAATTTACTTTGATTAACTCTACACGCTTGGGATTCTCATTCGGGTACGTAAAATTTAGTGCTAGGCTGAATTTACAGGCTCCATACCTGCAGACCAACTACCAATAATAATAATCAATATCATTATCTTTCTCCTGTTTAAACAGGACCAATACTGCATAAAGGAATTAGCATGTTAGAGGCTAAGAAATACTATGTCTGCTTTCACCATGAAAGCGGTATTCTGATGCACCGTGAAGGCTGTAAACTTCTCCCAAAAACGCCTGAAAGCCGGATGTTTATCGGCACGCTCTACACCCCGCAACAGGCAATGACTGTGGCACTGGTCCATCACAGTAATTCTGAGCGATGCCCGGAATGTTTAAAAATCCAGAATCCTGAAGAAAAAGACTCCCGCAAAGAGCGACTGCTTAATCTCAGTCAGAAACCTAAAAAGAGGCCTGCGCCCAAAGCAAAGAAGGCGATAGCGACGCAGGCATGCCAGCCTGTTAAGCCTGCTGCTCCACTGATGAAACAGGCAATTGCGCGGGAGCAGGCCGGTCCGCAGCAGGTTGTGAAAATTAAAAAAGGTGTTGAGGCTGTTGCTGTACAACATTTTGTTTATGACTGGCCTAATTAGCTGCATCCAATATCGCAAAGCAGCTTTCTGAAAAGTGGCTGTCTGTAACCGCACGAAGGCTTACTCAAGTGCGGTTTTTTTTGCCTGCAATTAAGATGTTATTAAGCATTAACATAATAACCCTTAATAATAATTTTTGGTGTTAACTAAACAGGACGCAATAATTTTAATGATCAGGGTAAAATTACCTCTTGTTTTATTTAATGAGTTTAGGTAGGGCGATAAAATGCAATGCAGTAAAATTCATTTTTACATGGCTTTTTTAGCCTGGCATGATTCTCATTAGATATACTGAATTGGCTATGACTTTTCGATGTAAAGATTGAAATTCAGGGATTTACATGCCACTAAGTGATTACATTGCAAACAATGCAAGTGGTGATTAGTACAGGGTAAATATAGAGTTCACTAAAAAATCTTTTAAAATTAAAACCAGAGTGCTAAATTTTGTTAACGCAGACGAGCTAATGTGAAAAAGTTTGATAGATAAATTTTACATAGACACGACTGCGGCTATCACGGATTATGGATAATTACGAATAGCAACAATTCCGAATGGTACTTCCATTACACGCAGCAAAAGGATATGGCATGTACAGCGCCATAAAGTTCTACGTCAGTGACCACGGTAACAGCGGGTTACTGCTGCACCGGATTGACTGTCCCCGGCTACCCGCTAAGGAAGGCAGGACATTTATTGGCAGTTGTTATTCACTATTACAGGCACTGAGCGTGGCAAAAAGAAGTTATAAAGGGGTGATGCCGTGTCCATACTGCGCGGCACTTCCTGAGATAAATGCAGCTGAATCTGATGCGTCTGTTTTATTAAACACCGCCCGAAGCCGCAGAAAAAATAAGCTGCCTGTCAGTCTCTCTGGGTTATTGATTTACAGGACGGCTAAATATCACTCTTATTTCACATCCTTCTGTATCGCATTGATAAGGCGTTTATCAACCGCACATCCCCCTGGATGTGGTGTGCGGTTTTTTTTAACGCTGGTCAGTTGTCGGGTGTTGTCACATAACGGGCAAATACCACCAGCTCGTCATGCGTCCAGCTTTCCGGATCCGAACCGCCAGGCGCTGATTCATTCATCATGCTGCCATTACCGCCTTCCTCATCCTGCGCGTCCGCCTTCTTCCTGCTCTTCTCAAACTCCGCCAGCATTTTGTCGAGCGTGCCGCCGTCCATTTTCAGCTGATCGCTGAACAGGTAGCGCATGAACGTGTCGTTCTCCGCCAGCTTGTTGTTAGCCTGCAGCGCGTCCATGACCTGCACCATTAGGGTAATGAAGTTGGCGCGGGCGTCCATTTCACGGCTTTCTTCCTCCTGAATTGCGGTGTTCATTGAATTGAACTGAACGACATAAGGACGATCGTTGACCGGGTACACCTTGCCGTATTTGAAGGCCAAATGAATGTCTATTAAGCGGTAAATCATCTCCTGCGCACCCTGTCGCAGCCACTGCGCCCGGAGTGCCGCCTGAATTGCCGTCTGAATCCAGCCGCCTTCACCCAGTCCGCCTGCCATCTGATCGGCCCAGCCCAGCATAGTTGAGTCGATACCGAGCGCGGCGCACAACTGGCGCAGGTGAAACATCACGTCCTCAATGCCGGTAATATCGGCGGGTATCGACTGCGTATCAATCGTAATACCGTTTTTCCCGTCACCCATCACCGGGATCACATGGTTCATAACGGTTGGCATGGTGTTACCGTTCACCGCTTTTTTCTGGAGCGCTTCGCCGTGGCGCTTGAGCGTCTGCGACACGGTGCGGGTATAGTTCGCGCCCACAACCGGATCGAGTGAGTTAGTCGTCAGGGCAATCAGGCGGTCAATTTTGGCAGCGTTGTAGCGCGTTGCTTTCAGGGCATTCAGCGCGCCGACCAGATTCAGGAATGGTTCATAGGCATGCGCCAGGAAGCTGGTGCCGTAATTCTGCGTCTCCGCAACTTCCTTATCTTCTTCCTCCGACAGCAAAGAGTAACCGCGATTCCCGGACGTCACAGGCTGGACGTTGCGCGTGGGCGTCCAGTATGGATTTTTCAGCGGGACCAGTGACCACGGCGTAGACAGTGTGCGGGTATGGGTGTCAGGTGACAGCACGTAATCACCGCCAAAGCCCACCAGCTGATCGCCTTTGTAAAACTCCTGAATGAAGTAGGGCAGCGAGTAATAGCTGTTTTCCAGACTGGTGATCCCCTTGCCGGTTCGGGCATAGGGGCGGACATAGGAGACGCCGAAAATCGCCATGGTCATAGCCAGCGACGGCAGATGCCGGTTAATCATCGCGCCAAGATCTTCCTGTAGCTCTTTTGCCCGTGCCGCGCCTTCTGCGTCGGACGGATCAACTGGCACGATAGAGAACGCCAGACCGGTTTTTTTGTCCGGCGCGAGTGCATGGCCAATGTGGATATTCAGCGCGGCTGAGCACGTCGGGCTGTTAGCCATTTCCTCCAGAATCGCATAGCGCTGCAGCCGGTCCAGCGGCAGCTCCGCGCCCAGGTAAAGACTGTCACCGGCAGAGGTCATTTCCCCCGCCTTTCCCTCGTTGTATGCCATTGCCGCCAGCCCGGAGCGAGAGACAACCACGTTTTGCCCGTTAGTCCATGCCAGGCTTTGCGGTGCTTCTGTCGTCGCGCCCCGGAATGCCTGCCTCAGTGCGCCTAAAACAGACAATGCCTTTTTTTTAGTAGCCAAAGTTATACGCCCTATTTAATAAACCTTTAGAATCTAATAAAGCATATTCGCTTTATGCAATCTGAGGGAAAGTTACACAGTGGAAAATCCAGCAAACAGGGCGGTGCAGGAGGCGGGATCGGTTGAAGAACTGATCCGGCTGGTCATGCGCCTGCACAAACAGCGGACCGTAGTCGCGTTTGGCGTGACCAAGCGTGAAGGCGTGAGCCTGCAGCGTGAGCGCCGGAGTGCAAACGACAATGCGATCGCACTGCTTAACTCTCTGCCGCAGGGCTTCGACGGCAACAAACTGACTGATGAACAGCGCCGGGTACTGGCAGGCTACAGTGGCGAGGGCGGTCTGGAAGGCAGCGGCGGCAGTCAGTACGAGTACTACACGCCGCCTTTCATGGTGGAAGGCATCTGGGATCTGTTTTCCGATTACGGTATTACCAGCGGTCACATGCTGGAACCGTCAGCCGGTACCGGCGTTTTTCAGGAGACAAAACCGGCTGGCGCTATGATGACGTCAGCTGAGATTTCTGACACGTCCGGACGTATCAACCAGCTGCTGCACCCGGAGGATGATGTTCGCCTGGGCGCATTTGAGAAGCTGGCGGCATCCGTGCCGGATAACAGCTATGACCACGCCGTAGGTAACGTCCCGTTTGGCGACTCGCGCACAGGCTTTGCCGAGCTCGACCCGGCTTACCGCGATGAAACCAACGTTGGCCATTACTTTGTGATGCGCACCATCGACAAGGTGAAGTTCGGCGGGCTGGTGGTACTGGTGGTTCCTAACGGCATGACCGACGGCGGCGGCGGCAACAAGAAGCTGCGCGATCGCGTCTCCCGCGTGGCGGAATTTCTGGGCGCGCACCGCATGCCGTCCGGCACGTTTGCCGAAAGCGGTACCGCAACGGTGGTAGATGTGTGGGTACTGCGCAAGCATACCGAGGCGCTGACTCAGCTGGTGCATGACAGCGATGATCAGTCTCTTGAGGCGGCAAGCGTGCTGTGGCCAACGTTCATCCGGGGCAAGTGGTTTGAAACCGAAGGCCGTCGCTTTGTTCACGGTGAAACCGAGCGATCTGACTTCAATAATATTCTGGTGGTCAAGAAAGATGGCCAGCTGACTAATGAGGCCATGAAGGCCGCACTGTCGCGCCGCTTTGACAGCCGCATTGACTGGGATCGGCTGGGTACACCTGCCGCCGTCTGGCAGTCGCCGGTTGAAGGTGATAAGCGCCTCATGGCTGGCGTATGGCACACCTATGACGGCACCCGGTTTATCAAAGACGCCACCACGGCATCGAGCGGGATTGATGCGAAGCGGTTTGGCGCGGCCACGTTTGGCGATCTCCAGACAAAAACACGCACCATTAACGGCATGCTGTCGCTCGATAGCCGCGAACTGTACGCCGCCAGCGTCGAATACCCCCAGCTGTTTGACGATCGCACCCATGCTGCGATCCGTTTCGCCATGCAGCAGAAACCGGGCCACCGCTGGCGCGTTATGCGTGCCTCGATCATCGGTTTGCGTATCAATGACGCGCTGAATACGCAGATGCTGGGCGGCGACGCCAGCGGCATCATTGCCGACGCTGCCCGCCTGGTGAGCGAAGATGTGGGGCAGTACGGCACGCCGAAAGGCCTGAAACTGGCGGGGCTGTCTGACGCCAGCGCGAAAGGCTGGCTGAGTTTTCAGGCCAACGTGAGCCGTGAGGGCGATCTGTCCGCGCTGCTGAACGGCACAATTGACCGCAGCGAAGCCGTGGCAGTCGATTTCTCCAGCCCGGAGCAGGTGGTATCACACCTTTTCAGCGACGTTGATATGGTCCCGGTTGCGCTGGCCGCTTTCCGTGCCGCGTTTACCGGCCAGCTGCCGGAAGATGACGACGCGCTACTGGCGCACCTGGCGACGTTCCCGGAGATCGCCCTTGATGGCAACGGCAACATCATGCCGCTGGCACGCGCCACCAGCGGCAACGTGCGTGGCAAAGTCTCCCGCCTGGCGGGGCTGATTGATGATGCGCCGGACGGCCCGGTAAAGGCGAACTATGTCCGCCAGCTGGAAGCCATTAACGAGAAGCGCAAGCACACGCCGGTTGAAGACATTACGGTAAACCTCAATGCCCGCTGGCTGGACCGTCGCCTGATCAAAGAGT